CGACGGTACGGAGAACGCCTTTAACGACCTGGTCAACGAAATCCGGGCTGGCAAGCGCAATGGCGAAGTGTTCCGCTGCACTTTCGGTGAAGCCGTTGCCGATGGTCTGTACAAGCGTGTCTGCCTTCGTAAAGGTATTGAGTACAGACTTGAGGATGAAATCGCCTGGGTGAATGGCGTTTACGGTTTCTACGGCGATGCAGCCGACGAGGAGCTGGACTGCGTACCATCCCAGGGTGGCGGTGCCTTCCTCAGCATGGCCCTGGTTGAGCAGCGCAGTAACCGTGACGTGCCGGTACTGCGCCTGGCATACCCGCAGGGTTACGAAACCATCGCCGAACACTTGCGCCTGGCCGAGTCTCTGGAGTGGTGCGAAGAGCATTTGCTCCCGCTGCTTTCGGCGATTCCCCTGGACGTTCAGAGCTTCTATGGCATGGACTTCGGCCGCTCCGGCGACCTCTCGGTTTTCTGGCCGTTGCTCAAAGAACAGAACCTGCGCAAGCGCACGCCCTTTGTGGTCGAGCTGCGTAACGTCCCGTTCAAGCAACAACTTCAGATTAAGTTCTACATTATTCGTCGCTTACCCAACTTCCTCAAAGGCGCCGATGACGCCAGGGGTAACGGCTCGCAACTGTCAGAAGACACTGCGGTCGAGTTCGGCTTCAACCGCATTGAGCGGGTGATGCTCACCGAGGGCTGGTATCGGGACAACATGCCACCGTTCAAGGCAGCCCTGGAAGACGACACCTTCTACGACATCCCCGCCGACAAAGACGTGGTCAGTGACGTTCGGGCTTTCCGCATGGTCAAGGGCGTAGCCCGCATCCCTGAAAAACGGACCAACGAAAAGGGCGAAAAAGCCGGACCCAAGCGCCACGGTGACGCAGGTATCGCCGCCGTCCTGGCCGACTACGCGTCCCGCCAGGACGTCGAGATCATCGAATATCACCGAGTCCAGCCCGCATCCCAGCATGATCGCGAGATCCAGATCGGCGCCGGTTGGCGCTCCAAAAAAGGCATTTGGTAATGGCTGAATCCAAAATCGTCGACCAGTACGGTCGCCCGATCCAGTACGACAAACTCACCGAAGAGCTGGCCGCTGCCCACACCACCGGCATACGCCAGGTTTGGCACCAGTCAGTGGCCAGCGGCCTTACGCCTGGTCGACTTGCATCCATCTTGCAGGCGGCCGCCGAAGGCACAGCCCATGACTACCTGACCCTCGCCGAGGAAATGGAAGAGCGGGACCTGCATTACGCTTCGGTATTAGGCACCCGCAAGCTGGCTATTGCGGGCTTGGCTATTCGTGTCGAAGCTGCCAGCGACGATGCCGAAGATGTGCGCCGTGCAGATCAACTCAAGGAAATAGTGGACTCTCCAGAGTTTGGCGAACTACAAGCCGACCTGACGGATGCCATGGGCAAGGGCTATGCCGTCTCAGAAATCATGTGGGACCGCAGTGGAAAGACCTGGAACCCGTCGCGCTTTGAGCCACGGGACCAGCGGTTTTTCCAGTTTGACCGAGAGACCGGCCGGGAGCTGCGACTCCTGGATGAAGCCGACATGCTCAATGGCGTCGCATTGGCCCCGTACAAGTTTATTGTCCACCTGCCTCGCATCCGTTCGGGCCTGCCGATCCGGGGCGGCCTGGCGCGCCTGGCAGCCGTTGGCTACATGTGCAAGGCCTGGACCTGGAAGGATTGGATGGGCTTTGCCGATATCTTCGGTATGCCCATGCGCGTGGGGCGATACGGCCCAGGTGCCAGCAAAGACGACATTAATACCTTGATGTCGGCGGTGGCCAACCTCGGCAGCGATGCGGCGGCGGTAATACCGGACAGCATGAAGATCGACTTCACCCAAGCTGCGAACGTGGCCGGTGCGGGGGACTTCTTCAAGGGCTTGGCCGAGTGGTGGGATAAACAGGTCAGCAAAGCCGTGGTCGGCCAGACCATGTCCACCGACGACGGCTCCAGCCAGGCCCAGGCTACGATCCACAATGAAGTTCGCCTGGATCTGCTGCAAGCCGATGCGAAGGCCGAATCCAATACGCTGAACCGCTACTTTGTGAGGCCTTGGTGCGATCTGAACTTTGCACCTGGTCGTCCGTATCCGCGTCTTATTCTTGATGTGCCAGAGCCAGAAAACACCAAGATCTTGATCGAGGCGCTCGAAAAGCTCGTGCCGCTGGGGTTGAAGGTCGAGCAGTCGGTAATCCGTGACAAGCTCAATATCCCGGCTCCAGCCAAGGGCGCCGAGCTGCTGGGCGGCCCGCCGCCCGTTGCCACTCCTGTTCTTGCACAGGCGATCAACAGCGAGCAATTGCCAGCCAAACCGGTGGTAATGCCAGACATCGTGGATAACCAGGTGCGGACGCTTGAGCGGACTGTGGGGGTCTATATGGATGACATGGTCGAGCAGATCAAGGAGCTGCTCGACACCGTCAGCAGCTTGGAAGAGTTCCGAGATCGGCTGATCGAAGCCTATCCAGCAATGACCACCAGCCAACTGGCGGATGCCATTGCCGATGGTCTGACCGCCGCCAGCCTGGCTGGCCGCGATGACATTCTGAGAGGCCTGTAGACATGGCAGTCTCACACGGCTCTCTACCATTCAAGGAACAGATCGACTATTTCCGTGGCAAGGTCGACCTACCAACTCGCACCTGGACAGATGTGTACGCTGCTGAACACGACTATGCTTTCGTGGTGGCGGGTGCTGCGAAACGGGATCTGCTGACCGACCTGCGGGGTGCCGTAGAGAAGTCCATCGCCAGCGGCGCCACCCTGGAACAGTTCCGCAAAGACTTTGACCAGGTCGTCGGTAAACACGGGTGGCAGTACCAGGGCGAGCGCGGTTGGCGCACCAATGTCATCTGGGAAACCAACCTGCGCCAGTCTTACAACGCTGGCCGCGAAGCTCAGATGGCCCACCCGGAGTTGCGCAAGCGCCGCCCCTACGCGGTTTACCGTCATGGCGACAGTGCGCACCCACGGCCTATGCACCTGTCCTGGAACGGCATCACGTTGCCGCTCGATGACCCTTGGTGGGCAACTCATACCCCGCAAAACGGTTGGGGCTGCAAGTGCAAAAAGTTCATGCTCTCGGCCAGGGACGTTGAGCGCCAAGGGCTGACGATTGGTCCAGCACCGGCCACTGAGTGGGAAGATCGGGTAATCGGCAAGAACAGCTCTGGTGGTCCACGTACCGTGCGAGTGCCCAAGGGGATCGATCCAGGCTTTGAATATGCACCTGGTCAATCACGCTTGGCCAACTCCGTGCCCCAGCTGCGCACCCATGATCTGATTCCAGCACCATCAGCAGCTCCGGCACCGACAACCGGTTTGCCCAACCGGCAACCAAGCGGACCTTTGCCGCAGCCTCGGCAGATCCCGGCAAAGCGTCTGCTCCCAGCCAAAGCCTCCACCCCTAAAGCGGTGACCCAGTTCCTGGGCGAGTTCGGCGCCACCGACGCCGAACCAGCGGTGTTCCGAGACGTGACGGGTGATGCCCTGGTCATCGGGCGGGAGATGTTCAGCGATGCCAAAACCGGTGCAATAGCGTTGGCCCAACAGGTCAAGGCTCGCGAGTTGCCTCTCTTAGCTGAAGCCATTAAGGCTCCTGATGAGATCTGGGTGCGCTTGGAATGGCAGCCAGACCAGGGCAAAGCGGTGTTGCGCCGTCGATACCTGGCACACGTCCAGGTCAAGGGAAAGGCAGATCCCGCTGTTGCTGTATTCGACCAGGGCGCAGATGGCTGGACTGGCGTCACCGGGTTTGTGGATGACAGCGAGCAGTACCTCGAGGCATTGCGCCTAGGCGTCCTGCTTTACCGACGTACCGAATAGGGAGGACGACATGGCCGGTTCAATGCTTGAGGTTTCCGTCGATACAAGTCCAGTCGGCAAGGCCCTCGATGATCTGTTTGAGCGACTGGGCGACCTGACAACGCCGCTCAATGACATTGCGGAATACCTGCACCAATCCACTGATGACCGCTTTCGCCAGCAGGTCGCTCCAGACGGTTCGCCCTGGGCTCCACTTGCCCCCTCAACCCTGGCACGTAAGAAGGGAGGTCGCATCCTGCGCGCCAAGGGTACGCTACAGGACACATTGCGCCACAACGTCAGTCGCAATGAGCTGTCTTTCGGCACTGACCGACCATACGGTGCCATTCACCAGCTCGGTGGTAAGGTCGAGCATGCGGCCAGGTCACAGCAGGTCTACTTCCGTCAGGGTAAAGATGGATCGGTGGGCAACCGCTTTGTGAAGAAGAGCAAATCCAACTTTGCGCAGTGGGTTACTCGTGGTGCGCATGACTCCGAGATCAAGGCAAGACCCTACCTAGGCCTATCATCAGACGACGATATCGAGATACTCACGATCATCCAGGACTACCTTATGGAGCCAATAAAAGAGTAACGGTGCAGAATCCCACAGGCGCGCTGATCTAGCCTTGCGGGTACATCCGCCGCGTGCGGGGTGGCTGAACAGCGTTAGACCTGCGTTAGATTTAGTTGTAGCCCTATTCACTCCGTCTTCGCGAGATCCCTTCGGTCCACTCGCTGTGTATAGAATGGATTCACCGACTACCCCTTCGCCGCCTTCCCAAGGCGCAAATTCTTAAACCCCGCTGATACTCACCAACTTCGCCAAGTCTCACAGACTGGCGGCATGAAAACTCAACTCGCCGTTAACTCAGAAATCTACAGCTCCGTCGAGCTTTCCGATGGGAAAGCGCCCGAGTGGGTAGAACTTATTCCCGCCGGTCCCTCTGTCGTCGGCCGTGATGGCCGCGCATGGCTGTTCGACGATACAGCGCATCAGTTTGTGCAGACCAATTTCTCCAGCCGGGCAATCGATCTGCCTATCGATTGGGAGCATGCCACCCAGCGCCGTGCCCCCAAGGGGGAAGAAGCACCCGCAAGTGCTTGGATCAAACAGTTGGAAATCCGCGACGGCGCGTTATGGGGCCAGGTCGACTGGACGCCACGTGGCGGACTCCAGGTTGAGGGCAAAGAGTACCGCTTCCTTTCCCCCGTCTTCGATTACGACGATGAGACCAAACGCATTGTCCGCATGGTCAGCGCAGCCCTCACCAACATACCCAATCTCGTAATGACAGCACTCAACCAAGAGCAAATGGAGAACGTCCCTGTGAAACCCTCACCAGAGCTTTTAAAGCTGCTCGGTCTGCCTGACACGGCGACCGCTGAACAAGTCTTCACCGCCACCACCGCAAAACTCAATGCCACCAGCCAGGCGCTCAACAGCGAGGCGGGCAACCTGGAGCGGTTCGTGCCTCGCGCTGACTATAACGCGCTGGAATCCCGAGCATTGAATGCCGAGCAGGCCCTTACTACTCACAAAGCGGCCGAACATACCAAGGCAGTGGACGCGGTCATTACCCAGGCTACCCAAGCCGGGAAGATCACCCCGGCCACCGTCGACTACCACCGCGCCATGTGCCAGGACGAAGCCGGTCTGACGCGCTTCAAGGCTTTCG